AATATTAATGCGTGATAATGTGGTCGATAGGTTTTTTCACCGTATTCGCCACAGTGAAAGAACCTGATAGGTTTCTTTAAATCTTTTCTTAACTTTTTCATAAAAAGTTGAAAATCTTTTACATCAACCGACCAAGGATTAGGTCGTTTGTGTAGTTCTTCGTTATTAAACGTAAGAGTAATAAAACAATTTTCTTTGTGTGATAATGCTTCAAGCTGGCATCTTAATGCCCAGCTTCTAGCGTAATTAAATCTACAACCTATACATTTGCTACAAGGCAAATTGAAAGGCTTGTTTATCATGTGGTTAGGAGGAGGATTAAAAACCATTTTACCCTCATAACGCCATGCCACTAGAGGGTTATAACATGGCATTTAGATTCTATAGCCTCCACGCATTGGCTTAATATGATTTTTTCTGTGTACTTTGCTAGCTGTTCTTCTGAAGACTTTTCTTGAGTGTCTTCTTCTCATTCTTTTTCTATAAGCCATAAGCTTCTCCTGGTTTAAGTGTCAGTTAGCACGTATTACATCAAGTAGTAATACGTGTGCTATTCCTGAGCTTCCGAGTTTTGTGGCTCTACAGCTTCAGGAATAGCAGGTTGATCAGAATGCATAGCTTCCGATTGTTTGGGGTTTGCTAAACCCATCTTTATTAATTCGTCCAGATTATTAGGATCACTGGCGAATTTGAAAAATTGTCCAGCATCATTCTGGAATTTTTCTCTAATTTCTGATGGAACATTCAGAAATTCTTGTTGAGCTTCTCTGATTTGATCTAAAGCATCAGAGAAATCTGTAATATTAGAGAAATCGCCATAAATGGCGTTACCTCTATGTATATGTTCAATAACTCCGTTTCTATCATGAGAACGGAGTATATTATTTATTTCGCTTTCTTCTGCGAAATGTTGTTGAGTCATAGATTCACCTGTAGTTTCAAACCAACACCTTGCTGGGGGGTTTGTATAAGGAGTTTTAAACTCAATATTATTTAGAGACTTTTTTGCCATCGATGTATCCTGGTCCAATTCTAATTCTCATATTTTTACTGTTGTTACTGTTTTTGTTTCCAAAAGATTGAATAGCTTGCATAATTTTGCGTTTCATATCTTTTGCAGTTTGTGAATTCATAATATTTGTTAATAATTCACCTCTAAAAAATTGACCTAATGGATTATCTGGCTTTAAAAATTCACTCCCTAACTGATTAAAAGGGGTATGTTTAAATGCCATAGGAGATAAACCTCTTTGTCTCATCATTTCTATATCCATATTTTGCATTTTAACTTCGTTGTTTAATTTTTTAGCGGTAGCCATTTGTTGTTGGATTTGTGCGTCTTGTAATTGTTTAAGATTGTAATTTGATATAGATTTTGCGGTAATACCTCCAAAATCTGGAGTTTGAGCCATGGCACCAGCTGGTGTAGAAGCACCACCTAATTTTCCTGCTAAAATAGGGTTAAGCCCAGCTTTCCGCATATCAGCCATAGTACGTTGATATGCTGTATTTGACATTCTCTCTTGAAATGCCATTTGGTCGCCAGCTCTACGCTTTTGCTGTCGACCTGCTAAAACACCACCTATAAGTGGTGCAGCAATTTTAGCTATTGCACCAAACATTAGAAATGACTCAATAAAGCTGGTACAGAATAAGTAGGCATTGGTCTTGCTGTTTTAAACTTAAAAAACATATCCAATAACAAATCTGGTTCAGTGTTCACGGCTGTTACTCGGTCAACAGGTGGGTTTTCTTCTATAAATGAAGAATTTAATGATGGAGCTGAATTAAAATCCTGGGCTAAATGCCAACTATCTAGTGTACCTGTAGCATTTGATCTAAACTTGCCAGTAATTTGAGACGGTTTATATCTGTATTCGGCGTATCTTTCTTGATATCCGAATACGGTATCGTCTGCAGCTGTTCCTTGAGTATAAATTTCTTTATTAAGTATTGATTGCTCGCCTAAATGAGCAAGTGCAGGCCAGTAATAATCATATCTGGTTCTTTTACTAAAGAACCTACTCATACCTTGTTGGTAGGTTAAATCTGCAAAAACGCAGACTAAACCTATAACTGCGCAATGTTCTGTAAAGGATTTTGAAAAAGAATGATTATCAAATCCTGTAGTACCAAATCCAGACATGTTTCCTTGAGGAGTTGTTGAGTCAGTGGAAGAAGTTTGAGCAATAGGTTGAACATTTATATAACTTTTGCCACCTCCAAGGTACTCTGGTCGATCCAAACGCATGTCTGGAGAGGTAACATTAAAATGACCTTGTATAATTTCTTTATATCTTGTGCCGCCTCTTGCGTCACGTTCTAATAAGCCTTGAACTTGGAAAGCTTCTCTTAATTGATTAATTGTAGCTGAAGTAGCATTTGATAGATCGGCATATAAATTAACAGCTGTTCCATTTTGGAAAGCTGTACCCATATCATCTAATTGAGTTGCTGTTCTAAATTCTGGTGCTGTATTACTTAAATAATGATCAACATGCCAGTTACCGTCTGTAACATTGCCAGTGTGTCCGGTAATACCTTCTTGAGCAACATAAGCTTTTGTTCCTAAAGGTAATGAAACGGCAGTGCCTTTTTGTGGCCATGGTAAAGCACTAGTAAAATAATCGTGCCTTTTACCTCTTTTTTGTAATACATAATTACTTTGGGTGTCAGGTCCATCACCTTTATCTACAGTTAAACTATTTTGTAAGTTTTCATCTCTAAACCATTCATTCCAAATAAGGTTATAACCTCTACCAGCAAAATTATTGAATGAAATATTTGCTACTCCAGTGGGTAAACCAAAATAATCAAATAGGGTACTTTCTGCTACTGTAACAGATTGTATTTGTGGTGTTTGATAGTCAGTACTATCACCTGGATTAACTTGTTCTCCACAAAATTTTTCCCAATTATCCCATATAATTCTAAAAGGAACTGCAAAGAAAAATGTTTGAATATATAAGTTATCCATAAAAGGATTAATAGGTGTTGCTAAACGTCCAAAACCGTTAGCAGTTAATTGAAAAGTATCTCCGGGTAAAGCCTCATCATAAAATATTGGATATAAATATCCAGCGTCAATAGTGGTTTTAAGTCCATGATCTCTATTGAAGACAGACCTTTGAATTTCAGCTTTGGGGGATCGGCTAAAATCTTTTGATAGTGTAGTAGGTTGATGACCAGTTGCTCCGAAGATACTCATTTGTTATTCCTTTGTTGTTGTTATGTCTTTAAGATCAACGACATGTTCAATTGTATCTTGAAAAATAAGACCTGTTTCTTCAGTAAATTCTGCAATTTCCATTAATACAAAATTGTCTGGAAATTTAGCGTAAGGACTTTGAGGGTTACTTTGCATAAGATCTTGTATTCTTCTCATAGCTGAACCTTTATTTATATCTAGAAAAGGCGGTTCATACATTTTTGTAACGTCGTCATAAATCGAAAATAGTAATTTTTTATCAGACATGTTCTATGCTCCATGTTTTTTTTGTGTTTAAAATAAGACAAAATGTGACCTTATTTTTTAAGTTATTGTTTTTATTATATAATATGAAAAGTTACATAATATATAATACGCGATTATGTCAGATTCTTGGCAATCGAATCGAAGAGAATCAGATCATTTTGATACTTTGTATCAAAATAATACTAAAGTCAAGCATCTATCTCTCTTAGTGTTTCTTTTAATTTTAGTAATTTTACGTTTTCTATATCTTTTAAACGTTTATAATTAGGATCTTTAGGATTTTGATCTACAAAATCTAAATTATCTTTTCTAAGTTTTTTTATTTTTTCGAATTTATCAGGAAATTCGTTTTCGTATAATTGATCAAAATATCTTGGGGGTTTCATTTTGATACCATTACCGTTAACGATAAAATCGTTAGGATACCAATTATGTTTGTATTTTTGATAGGCAGCATAGCCTATTCCATTCGCTCGGCTCATTGTACAATAAACATCATTTATTTTTGACACTTCTCCAGTCTCAGGATTAATATGTATATTTGTGGCATCTCCTTTTATTTTTTTTGTTACATACCTCGCAGTATAACTCGCAGTGTCGAAATTTAATTCGCCGACTGTGGTGTGACCCCTCCCCCACCGAGAGGTGAGGTAAGTACTTTCGTATAATGGATACTTATCAGATCCATATTTTTTAACTTTGTTGGTGGGGGAGGGTATTCTGAAATCATGCCCAAATATTAATGCGTGATAATGTGGTCGATAGGTTTTTTCACCGTATTCGCCACAGTGAAAGAACCTGATAGGTTTCTTTAAATCTTTTCTTAACTTTTTCATAAAAAGTTGAAAATCTTTTACATCAACCGACCAAGGATTTTGTCGTTTGTGTAGTTCTTCGTTATTAAACGTAAGAGTAATAAAACAATTTTCTTTGTGTGATAATGCTTCAAGCTGGCATCTTAATGCCCAGCTTCTAGCGTAATT